GGCTGAGGCAGATCGCCCGAGGGAGTCGAAGGCCGCGAGGGCTTCGGCGCGACGTGAAGGAGAGGCCATCCAGAGGTGAGGGACGAGGCGCTGGTGTTGGTGGAAAAAGTCCATGAGCCAACGTTGACAACTCTGAGCGCGCGAGGGCAGCCACTCGGCGAGCTCATCGCCCTTGACATGGGCGACGAAAGCCTCGAGGAAGTAATTGTCCAGCGTTTCTGCGAGACGACCTTGCGCGCGTCGTGCGAGCACCTTGAGGGCGAGGAGGACGGGACTCCGAACGGCCCCGCAGGGCAGTAACCACCAGCCGCAAAACTCATTAAGGGGAGTGACGGCGAATTTTCCGACAAGTGTGAAGTATCGTTCAAGGCGTGGCCAACCGGCGCGTTCGCGGAGAGGATAAAAGAAGACGCTGTCATCACCAGAAAAAGCGCAGCCGCGACGAGGGTCCAAGTGAAAACGAAGCGCCATGTACGCGCAGTTCCAGAGCGTGTTGAAGTCATACGTTCCGAACTCGCCTGTGAACCGCATGACCGCGGAAGGGCCGATTTGCGTGCGCATTGACATTTTAATGTCATGGTACAAAGCCGGCAACTCAGGGTGCGCGTCTGAGATGCCGGCCCACGAAAAAGCGCCATTTCGAACGCGGTGGTTTCAGCCGTACACGACTGATCATATGCGGTGAAGTCGCAAGTGCTGCCGGGTTGACGGGAGGCGTAAAGGCGTGCGAAGCGGTCGAGATCTGAGATCTTCTTTCCCCCGTGGAAGTAAATGTTCTTGGGCGCGAAACGTTCAACCATTCGACGCATGTAACGGGTCGTCCAGCCAAAGGTGATCACGTTGAAGTATGAGCTTTCGACGATGATCTGGCCGGCCTTCGCCTCGAGCATGCCAGGTTCCACCGGGGCGTTGTCGCTAACGCGGATCCTCACCTCGCAACTCTCCTCTTTAGCCTTCAACTGGGACTTGACGAAGGCTCGCATGTAATTGGGCGCCCAGTCCGGATCCGCGCGTTCCACGTTGTTCAAGAGGCTGTTGATCGGTTTGTCGAGAACCTTGCTGTAAGCCTCGACCAAGCACTGGGCGGCGAGCAGCCAGTCGAACTCGGGCGCGCAATCAGGCAGAGTGAGGAACTCGCTGAGGGCGCCGAAAGCCATCATGCCCACGCTCTGCTTCTGCTCGTAAGATTCGCGATTGGCCTGCTCCGACGCAAAGCGCAGCCTTTTCTCCACAGCGGTCCAAAAGAGCGTTGGGTCGTGGCTGGAGCTCTGCGTTGGGAAAATCAGCAGTTCCCGGCTCGCCAGCAACTTGCCGCGAAGCTCGGTGAACTGCGCGCTCATGAGCCCGCGCACGAGTCGCTCTTTCGCCTCGCGCGGCAGCATCGGTTCGAACTCAGCCCAACTCAGGTACGAGGGCTCGAGCGCTAGGTGCGTGCGCGTTTCAGGCTCATTTGGCTCGGCCGCCTTCGGGATCGCGTCCAAAGCCAAACTTTCAGCGATGAGCGGGGCCTGCGCCCTGAAGCTGGGCGGCAACAGGGACAGTCGCCCGTCGATCCACCGGGAC